GAGTTCCTTGATCAGAAAGGATATGAGTGGGAAGTAGAAGAATCCAAACACTATGGAAAACCAAATGAATCAGAACTTCTCGTATCTCCTGAGGCAGTTGCGGGGTATGTTAGATCTCTGGGACTACCTTTTAAGGCACGAGACTACCAGTTACGAGCAATTTACCAAGCACTTAGGTTTAATCGCCGCCTTCTATTATCCCCGACAGGATCAGGAAAATCCCTAATCATCTATGCCCTGGTGCGTTGGCATCAAGGTATGGGACGTAGGACATTGATCATTGTTCCTACTGTGTCCCTGGTTGAACAGATGTATAAGGACTTCCAACAGTACGGATGGAAGGCAGATGCATACTGCCACAAGATCATGGGTGGTACAGAGAAGTACAACGATGCCCCCGTGGTCATCTCTACATGGCAGAGTATCTACAAGGAACCACGTAAGTTCTTCAAGGAGTTTGATGTGGTCATCGGTGACGAGGCACATCTCTACAAGGCGAAAAGTCTGTCAGGTATTCTTACTAAACTGCATGACTGCAAATACCGTATAGGACTGACAGGTACTCTCGATGGTATGCACACTCACCAGTTAGTGCTGGAAGGTTTGTTTGGTCGATGTGACCGAGTGACTAAGACTATTGATCTAATGAAGAAGGGACACCTCACACCTCTGAAAGTGAAGTGTCTGGTATTGAAGCATGGATATGTACCGTTTGATGACTATCAACAAGAGATGGACTACATCGTCAGTCATCCCAAGAGAAACAATCTCATTACTAACCTAGCGTGTGACCTGGGTGGTAATACTCTCATCCTATTCAACTACATCGAGAAGCACGGGGAACCTTTGTGGGAGATGCTAAATAATAAGGTAACAGAAGGTCGTAAGATTTTCTTTATTCACGGTGGTATTGATGCATATGATCGCGAAGAAGCGCGATCTATTTGTGAGAAGGAAAAGGATGCAATCATATTGGCATCATACGGAACCTTCTCAACAGGAATCAATATCAAGAACTTGCATAATGTTATCTTTGCGAGTCCATCCAAGTCGAGAGTGAGGAACCTCCAATCTATTGGACGTGTCCTCCGTAAGGGTGATAACAAGGCACAGGCAGTGTTGTATGACATTGCAGATAACTGCGCCCGAGGATCCAAAAGTAATTATACCCTTCGTCATCTTGCTGCACGTATCAAGATCTATCAAGAAGAGTCATTCGATTACGAAATTAAGGAGATCAAATTAAAACATGATTAATTACATTCGACACGACGAACAATTCTTTGCAACAATAAAATTAATTACTGGGGAAGAAATCCTCGGTGAGGTACTTATTAGTGAAGATCCTGATTCAAAGAAAGATATGATCTTTGTACAGAATCCAGCAAAGACTAAGGTGATCGATATGAATAGTGAAGATCCCACAGACACCAATAAGCATAAAGTCGCTATGGGGTTCATCCGCTGGATGAACTTCTCAGATGAAGATTTTTATGTCCTAGACGAATCCTCTCTCATCTCTATTGCTCCTATGTCAAAGGAAGCAGTTATGATGTACAAGAGGTGGGTACGTAAAGAACTCGGGAACGAAGAGACACAAGAAACTGAGGTGCCCATCAATGAAAGCATGGGACTCCTTGGTAAAGTAGAGGACGCAAGGAGTCTACTGGAACGTTTGTTCAATGATAAGTCATCTAAGTAACTAAGAGCTCTCTGTCTCTGAACCCTTGCAGTGTTAGTATAATTAATTATTATTATGCTGTCAAGCCCTATGAACGTGTGTCACCTTGTCACTTGGGTTTTCTTGACTTATTGGTCACGATAAGGTAACATTATGACATCCGTGATAATCCACTATGCCGATTACTATGCCACGGAAGAATGCCAAAAAGAAAGAACACTATGTAGATAACAAACAGTTCTTACACGAACTGATTATCTATCGTAACAAGTGTGCAGTTGCTAAGGAAAAGGAACTGCCCAAACCTCGGGTGTCTAATTACATTGGTGAATGCTTCCTTAAAATCGCAACCCACCTGTCCTATCGTCCGAACTTCATTAACTACATGTACCGAGAGGACATGATTGGTGATGGTATCGAGAACTGTATCCAGTACATCCACAACTTTGATCCAGAGAAGTCGTCCAACCCGTTTGCATATTTCACACAGATCGTGTACTATGCATACCTGAGGAGGATTGCTAAGGAGAAGAGACAGCAAGCAATCCGAGAGAAGATCCTAGAACGTAAGGGATATGAAGAGGTGTTCCACACGGATGACCTTGACAATATCTCCGATATGAATTATATTAAAGCACGAGTTGAAACCAACACGAGGTACTAATTCATGGCGAACGACCGTTACATGGCGCGTTACTGGCACGGTGGAAAAGATCGAGATCGGATCCGCGAACTTTGTGAAGAACTTACCAGCATCCTTGGTGGTGTAACATATACACAATCCTGCAAGACAAGCGCAGGCAAGCAGTACAAGAAACTGGTATTTGAATATGAAGTTACTACTAATAACTGACCAGCATTTCGGTGCCAGAAATGATAGTCTTGTCTATGTAAATAAGTACCGTAAGTTCTACGAAGGAACTGTACTACCTTATATCGATAAACATAAGATCACTCAGGTACTCTGCCTGGGTGATACTTTTGACAGACGTAAGTATGTAAATTATAGTTCGTTGCAAGCAGCAAAGGACATGTGGTTTGACCCTCTTCGTGAGCGTGATGTGAAAATGCACATGCTTGTGGGTAACCATGATATTTACTACAAGAATACTCTACGAACTAATTCCCCAGACTTGCTCTTGGGTGACTATCCCAACATTACTGTCGTTACTAATCCTACTGAACTATCTTTTGGTGGTTTGGATATTCTTCTTCTGCCTTGGATTTGTGATGACAATCGAAGAGAATCCATCGAAGCGATTGAAAATAGTAAGTCTTCTATCTGCCTCGGTCATCTGGAACTTAATGATTTTGAACCTATTCCTGGATATACCATGGAACATGGGGATGACCCGAATATGTTTGCCAAGTTTGATCTAGTGTGTAGTGGTCATTACCACCACAGATCTACCAAAGGTAACATCACATACCTCGGTAATCCGTACCAAATGTTCTGGAATGATTACGGTTGTGATAGGGGGTTTAACGTACTAAATACAAATACGAAAAAACTTTCCTTTGTAAAAAATCCGAATAGTATGTTCCACAAGATCTACTATCGCGATTCCGAAACTGCCACTATTGATTATAAGAAATTGAATGGTAGTTACGTCAAACTGATTGTAGAGAAGAAAGAGGACCAAGTTCTCTTCGATAAAACTCTCAAAAAGATTACCGATTCAGATATCGCTGATCTTAAAATCATAGAGGATACCTTCGTACACCTTGACGACGTAGACGATAGTCTAGAATCAGAAGATACTCTTAGTATTCTTCAAAATTGTGTCAAGGAAATCGACAACAAAGATGAGATCTTTGGTATCCTACAATCATTATATGTAGAAGCACTAAGACTCTGATGTTCGTACTAGTTGACAAAAAATCTGGTGGAGTGTACGCTGTTCGGGATGACACCATCGACGAAAGGGTAGTCCAGATCTTTGAAGACGAGGACGACGCTCAGCGTTACCATGGTTATCTGATTGCTGACAACTACAAAAGGGCGCTTGAAGTTCTGGAAGTAGAAGAAGATGTCGTTAAAGAAAACTGCAATCAATTCGGTTACAATTACACGGTCATTCGACCTCACGATATAGTATTTCCTCCAAAGGATTTAGAATAGTATGATTGTTTTTGAAAAGATCCGATGGAAGAATTTCCTGTCCACTGGTCAGCAGTTCACCGAAGTCGATCTTACTGAATCCCCTACAACATTGATCGTAGGCAATAACGGCGCAGGCAAGAGTACCATTCTTGATGCGCTTTGTTTTGTCTTGTTCAATAAACCGTTCAGGAAGATCACCAAGTCACAACTGATGAACAGCGTGAACGAACGTGAACTTTTGTGTGAGGTTGAGTTCAAAATCGGCACGATGAGTTATAAAATATGTCGTGGGGTCAAACCTAATGTGTTTGAGATCTACCGTAACTCAGAACTGGTGGACCAGAATGCTGCTAACAAGGACTACCAGAAGTACCTGGAACAGAGCATACTTAAACTTAACTACAAGTCTTTCACTCAGGTTATTATTCTTGGTAGTTCAACTTTTGTTCCTTTCATGCAGTTACCTGCTGCTCATCGAAGAGAAGTTATCGAAGATATCCTGGATATCCAAATCTTTTCTCAGATGAATGGTATCCTCAAAGAGAGGATCAAAGATGTAAAAGATCAACAACGACAGTGTGAGTACGAATTAGAGATTGCTCAACAGAAAGTTGACATGCAGATTCGTAACATTGAGAATTTGTCAGCAGTTGATCAGAAACAAATCGAAGACAAGCAAGCAAAGTTTGTAGAGAATGAGAACCGTGTAGTAGATATCAAAGGTGAGATCAAAGAACTCAATAAACAGATCACTCTTCTAGAACCTGAGATTCTCAAACTAGATGTCACCGTAGAGAAGCATGAGAAGTTCAAGGACATGAAGTCCAAGATCTATCACAAGTTGAATACATCTAAGAAGAACTATGATTTCTTTGTAGAGAATAAAACTTGTCCCACCTGTACACAGGAGATCGATAAAGAACTTCGTATTGATAAGCAAGCAGAACTCAATCAGAAATGTGTTGAACTGACTGACGCAGGTTCTCAGATCATGATGCAGATCACAACCCTTGGTAAAACTATCAAGGAACTACGTGAGAAAGCATCTTCTCTCAATGATCTACGCTATCAGATTCAATCTCTCACCAAGGAAGAGATGCGTCTGCTGAAAGAGAACACTCAGATCATGACTGATGTAGGTAGTGACTGCACTAATCTGGAAAGTGAGAAGCAAGATCTTCTCAAAATGCAACAACTACTTGACAACAAACAAGATTCATGTTCTAATATAAACAAGCAGACGGATCATCTCAAAACGGTTGCTAATCTCCTGAAAGACGGTGGTATCAAAACTAAGATTATCTCTAAGTTTGTTCCCATAATTAATCAGAGGATAAATAAGTATCTACAAAGCATGGATTTCTACGTGAACTTCACGCTTGACGATAACTTCAACGAGAAAATTCTTTCTCGCTTCCGTGATGATTTTTCTTACGCCTCATTCTCCGAGGGTGAGAAACAAAAGATCGACCTGGCACTGCTGTTCACCTGGCGAGAAGTCGCTCAGTTAAAGAACAGCGTCAGCACAAACCTTCTCCTTCTGGATGAAGTGTTTGATTCCTCGCTCGATCAGTCTGCTACGGATGAACTGATGAGGATATTGAAAGGACTGGGGGAGAAGACCAATCTATTTGTGATCTCACATAAAGGCGATGTATTGTTCGACAAGTTCGATCGCATCGTAGAGTTCTCAAAAGATGGGGACTTCTCCACCATGTCGAATATCCAAGGATGAAACACATTCTATTCACCCTCAAAGGTTGTCCACTGTTTCTATTAGATGATGAACCTCTCATTCGTACTATGTTAGCGAATGCAGCGAGCATTGCACAAGCAGAACTGCTAGATATCGTATCCCACAAGTTTAGTCCACTCGGGGTTACAGCAGTTGCATTACTCGCAGAGTCTCATATCAGTATTCATACCTGGCCAGAGAAGAACATGGCAGTATGTGATGTGTTTACGTGTGGCACGAGGGCAGTGCCTGAATACGCAGTAACATACATCTCTGAATACTTAGAAGCACATGAGATAATCCATTCACAGTTCATCCGTCCGTTGGACCAGGATCCACACGGACATCAAGACAGTTAAATTAGTGGCACAGACCCTGTGGTTTTTGAACCATGGGGTTTTATACTATATTCATACAACACAAAAATCACATGCGTCAAAACTCCCACGAAATTCAAGGTAACCTTGCTAGACTGCTCGCTACCGAGAACCTCTTGGTGGAGCACAAGGAAGTCCAGACTGCTTCCTTTGACGTTGACAAGCGTGTGCTTACCCTGCCTATCTGGCAACGTGCAAGCAAGACTGTATACACCATGCTCGTTGGACACGAGGTAGGACACGCTCTGTTTACTCCTAACGACTTCTCCTTCACCGATGAGTGCCCTAAGGCATACGTGAACGTCACTGAGGACGCTCGCATTGAGAAACATATGAAACGTAAGTTCCCTGGTCTCACCAAGGACTTCTACAAAGGTTATCAGGAACTCCATGATGACGATTTCTTCTGCGTAGCAGACGAAGATCTCTCTCAGATGACTTTGATCGACAGAATCAATCTTCACTTCAAGATTGGTGCTTACGCAATGCTCCCATTCAGTGCCTCTGAGACCCCTCTGAGAGACGCTGTGGGCGCTGCTGAGACATTTGAGGAAGCAGTTGCTGCTGCTGTCGCTATTTACAAGTTTGCTAAGGAGCAGCAAGAGGACAAGCAGAAGACCTCAATACCCGCTCAACCACAGCAATCTTCTGGTCCTAGCACTGGTCAAGAAGAGACCAAACAGGAGAAAAAGAGTGAGAGTCCTGAGGATTCTGACGGTGAAGGTGATGATGAGAAGGAAGAGTCACGTCCCTGGTTCGATACTGACGAGGGAGAGGACACTGGCACCAGCAAGAATGATGATCCAGCAGACCTTGACACTCCTTCCTTTGAGTATCACGAACCTGACATCAACAATGTTGCAACTCAACGCAACTTCGATGAGTCAGCAAAGGGTCTGATCGATCCGAATGCTACTCCACCTGAGTATGTCTCTTATCCTAAGTTTGACATGAGTAAAATCGTCACTCCTAACAAAGCACTTTGGGAGAGAACAGTAGAATACTGGAACGATTACTATGCTGACCACATTGCAGAGGGTCGTAACGTCTTCGCAGCAGTAGATGAGAAGTTCCAGAAGTTCTGCAACTCTACTGCTAAGGATGTGAACTACCTGGTCAAGGAGTTCGAGTGCAAAAAGTCTGCATCTTCATACGCTCGTGCTACTACATCACGTACTGGTGTTCTTGACACTAAGAAACTCCACAATTACAAGTTCAGTGAAGACATCTTCCGTAAGGTGACACGTACACCTGATGGTAAGAATCATGGTCTTGTATTCCTGCTTGACTGGTCTGGTTCTATGTCAGGAGAGATCTTCGACACAGTAAAACAGGTCATCAATCTTGCTCAGTTCTGTAAGAAAGTCGGTATTCCTTTCGATGTGTACTCTTTCGTGACTGATGCAGGACAAAATCAGTTCTTCGGTCTTCCTACTGATGCTGATTACAGGGACATTCCTGACCACCAGACTCGTAATGTCGGTGAGTTCTGGGTTGACAAGAGATTCAAACTGGTCAACCTGTTGACTAGCGAAGGAAACAACAAATACTTCAAACATCAGTGCAACATGCTGTTCCGTGTGGCAGCATACTGGGAGGAGCGTGGTTACTACGAGTTCCGTGTTGCACCTCCACACTTCCTAGGACTCGGTGGCACCCCTCTGAACGATGCTCTCGTGGTTATGCACCAGTATTTCGGTGAGTGGCAGCGTAAAGTAGGTGTAGAGAAGGGTCACCTGATCATCCTGACTGATGGTGAATCACAGTGCATCGGTCGTACAGCAGGTGCTGAGGAGTCTCCATACATGTCCCACAAGTATCCTCGTACTCTTGGATACAACACTGTTATCCGTGACCGTGGACGTTACTACTCAGGTATCCACAATGCAAACAGTTCATGTACTGCTGGTCTGCTTCGTGTGCTCCGTCAGAAGTATTCTGATTGCAGCATCCTTGGATTCAGAATCTGTCAACCACGAGCACTGACTTACTATCTTCACAACATGGATATGTGGGACGAGGCAGATAAGTACAACAAGACATTCAAGAAGGATTCCTCTGTTGTTATCAAGAACTCTCCTTACACTGAGTTGTATGTCATCAAGTCAAACTCCTACAAGGAAGATGTTGAGATGGAAGTTGCAGAGGATGCAACCAAGGGTCAGATCAGGACTGCCTTCAAGAAGACCTTGAAGTCCAAGGGTGTGAACCGTAAGATGCTCTCATCCTTCGCTTCTCAGATCGCATAAAACCACTTGGATAAGTGTCCACTACCCCCTGACCAGGGGGTTTTTTATTGCTATTGTATATACATACAAACAAACACACACGATTATGCCTTTCGCTCCTGTTCCCGTTACCACAGACGACCTCATCCAGTTCCTTTCTGACAAGCATGGTGAAACCGTAGGTACTCAGGAATTGCTGGGTGCTGCTGATCACTTCAACTGCTCCTTCGCTACCGTGAAGAAGCGTCTGAAAGGTCACAAGGCAGGCATCGGCAAGTGGAACCTGACTGCTGTTGAGCAACTTGAAAAAACTCTCTCAGCACCTGCTGTCCTCCCTGCACACGAAGTCAACTTGGTCCCTGCAATCGATAACAACTATGTTCCTTTTGGCAACTTCACTGATGTCAAGAAGGTTATCAAGTCCAACATCTTTTACCCTCTGTTCATCACTGGTCTCTCTGGTAACGGTAAGACCTTCGGTGTTGAGCAAGCATGTGCATCACTGGGTCGTGAACTGATCCGCGTAAACATTACCGTAGAAACTGATGAAGATGATCTTATTGGCGGTTTCCGCCTTGTTGATGGCAACACCGTCTGGCACAATGGCCCAGTCATTGAAGCACTCCAAAGAGGATCTGTACTGCTCCTTGATGAGATCGACCTCGCTAGTAACAAAATTCTCTGTCTCCAATCTATCCTTGAAGGGAAAGGAGTTTACCTTAAAAAAATCGGAAGATGGGTTTCTCCTGCAAGTGGATTCAACGTCATCGCCACAGCCAACACTAAGGGTAAGGGTAGCGACGACGGACGATTCATTGGAACTAACGTGCTCAACGAAGCGTTCCTAGAACGTTTCCCTCTGACCTTTGAGCAGGAGTATCCTACCCCTACTGTTGAGATCAAGATGCTCAACAACTACTGCAAGGAACTCGGTTGCTGTGATCAAGAATTCATGGACAACCTTGTGAACTGGGCAGACATCATCCGTAAGACTTTCGCTGAGGGTGGTTGTGACGAAGTGATCAGCACCCGTCGTCTTGTCCACGTTGTTCGTGCCTTCGCTATCTTCAACAACCGTATCAAAGCGATCAAGTTGTGCCTCAATCGTTTCGATGAAGAGACTAAAACCTCCTTCCTTGAACTTTACACAAAGATTGATGCTAAGGTTGAACTCTCTGAATCACCCCTCCTTGAATCCTGATGCTATATCGCACACAAATCCTTGATAAAGCAGGCGTAGATCGCCTGCTTGGTCAGGTTGATCCTGTCCTTGTGACCACACCGTTCAAAAATGTTGAGGAACACAAGGGAGTTGATCCTGACTGGTTAGACGAGAGAGTCGGTGAGTCTCTCCACCCAGATCTATCACTCAGCAGCGGTAGAACTGGGTACACATACAAGAAGTATGGTGTTGATCAAGATTATGATTGGCACCAAGATGAAGTTACTAACATCGATGGTTTGAGACTCGATGTTTCTACCACACTCTTCCTTAACGAACCAACAGATTACGAGGGTGGAGAGTTAGAGTTGCGTTTTGGCGACTTTGGTGTTAGTATTAAACTTCCCGCAGGTCATGCCGTTATGTACCCGACAGGTATCATTCACAGAGTGACCCCTGTCATCTCAGGAGTACGTAAAGTCATTCACTGGTGGGACGAATCTAACGTGCAGAATCCATTCATTAGAGACTCTATTGTTCAACTGAACAAACTCCCTAAGCGAGTGGATCTTCACACTGCAACCCTTGAAAGATTCTGTTGATTATGAACTTAAAGTACAATGAAGACGCAACCCTGGAAGAACTTCGCCAGTATATTATTGCCACCTACAACCAGCATTATTCTGCTGGACCTGATAGTGTTCAGACCCTGGACCTAATCAATGCCGTTGGTGATGGTGAGGCATTCTGTCGTAGCAACATCTTGAAGTACGCATCTCGATACGATAAGAAAGGGACCGCTAGACGTGACATCATGAAGGTGTTACACTACGCAGTGCTACTGATGCACTTCAACGATCAAGCAACCATTACCGAAGAATACCCTAACCGATGACCTGTATGAAATTTTCCGAACCCCAGATGGATATCTTGGGACTCTTTATGAACATCAATCCTTCGATTATGTTCAAACCTGGTCAGAAGGTGTCCACTATCTCTAACAACCGTAACATCCTCGGTTCTTGTGTCTTCAAGGACATCGAGTTTGAGCGCAAGGCACCTATCTATGACCTTGGTAACATGATGAAGACCATCAAGGTCTTGTCTCGTAATACTTCTTCCACTCCTGACGTGAACTTCGACGAGAAGTTTGTTGACATCTCTCTGGCACGTTCTCGCATGAAGTATTACTATGCTGAGGAGCGTATGATCACAGTTCCACCTGAGAAGATCAACAGTCTGGGTGAACCTGCTATCACTACTGAGATTTTCAACGAGCAACTGTTCCAGATCTTCTCTGCTGCTGCTAGTTATCAACTGCCTGATCTGTGCTTCCAAGGTAAGAATGGTATTCTGTATGCCATCGTGACTGACAAGCGCAACTCTACTGCTAACACCCTTGAAATTGAACTGGGTGAGACTGATCGTGAGTTCTGCTTCTGCATGAAGATCGAGAACATGGCAGTGGTTATGTCTGGTGGTACTCCTTGTCGTGCTGTGAAGGGTTTCAAAGTGGACCTGTACGAGCAGAAAGTTGCTAAACTGTATGGTATCGTTAGTGAGAACAGTTCAGTACAAAACCTTGAACTGATGATCGCCCTGGAACCTGATTCCGAATACTGATGAACATCTTCGTTACGGACCCATCCCCATACAAGTCTGCTATGGTTCTTCCTGACAAGCACATTGTCAAGATGCCCTTGGAGACCTGTCAGATGCTTGCTATTGTATGCTCTGACAAATAGGGTCATGGATTTGGCACCCTTCCCAAAGCAGACGGTACTCCCTATGCTACTGAGAAGGGTGCTTTTCGTAACCACCCATGTACCAAGTGGGCGAATGATTTTGTCATGAACTGGCAGTGGTTACTCGCACATGGGTTCGCCCTGTGTGAAGAGTATGCCGCTCGCTATGGTAAAGTTCATACTTGCTTCTTGACTCTCTGTGCAGCAAAAGAGATCCTACCCACGGGTGATCCCACAGGACGCTCTGGCAAGGGACCTAAACCTTTTGTGTTTGCAGGACCTGATGAGTTCAAGTATGATACAAGCATCGATATCTACACTGCCTATAAGATGTACATTGCATCTAAACCATGGGTAGCAGATAACTATATTAAACTTCCACATCGTAAACCCGAATGGGTTTGACACTTAATTATGAATGATTTCCTTTGGGTTGAAAAGTACCGTCCACAGACGGTTGACGAATGCATCTTGCCTGAGGAGACTGCTGTGATGTTTAAGGGGTTCATCGAACAAGGTGAAGTCCCTAACCTGCTACTAGCAGGACCCGCTGGTATTGGTAAGACTACTATTGCCAAAGCACTCTGTAATGAACTGGGTGCTGACTACTATGTGATCAACGGATCGGACGAAGGACGCTTCCTGGACACTGTTCGGAACCGTGCTAAGTCATTTGTGTCCACTGTCTCCCTGACCTCTAAGGCGAAGCACAAGGTGCTGATCATCGATGAGGCAGACAACACCACTCAGGACGTACAGATGCTCCTGAGGGCGTTCGTAGAGGAGTTTCAGGGCACTTGTAGGTTCATCTTCACCTGCAACTACAAGAACCGCATCATCCAACCTCTGCACTCACGTTGCTCTGTTGTGGAGTTCAACGTCAAGGGCAAAGAGAAGGTCAATCTTGCTGCCTCATTCTTCAAACGTGTGCATACCATCCTCGCTGAGGAGGGTGTTGACTTTGAGATGGCAGTGCTGCGAGAGATCGTGATGAAGCACTTCCCTGACTTCCGTCGCACTCTGAATGAACTGCAACGTTATGCCTCAAAGGGCAAGATCGACGTGGGTATTCTGGGTCAGGTGTCTGATACAGGTATGAATGATCTCATGGGTTACCTGAAAGCACGTAAGTATACTGACATGAAGAAGTGGGTCGTATCCAACATGGACAACGAACCTCATATCATCATGAGAAATGTGTACGACTCGCTGTATACATACTTACAACCCAAGAGTATTCCCGAAGCAGTGCTTGTTATCGGTGAGTACCAATACAAAGCAAACTTTGTCATGGATCAGGAGATCAACCTCGTTGCATTCATGACTGAGATCATGATGAGGTGTGAATTCAAATGAGTATAACCAAGCACGATCTATTCCCTACTACTGTGTACCAGTTCAATCTGGACCCAGATGATATGGAGATGTCGGATCAGGCATTGGCATTCATTAAGACTCTCAATATGCAGATGTATAACTTCCCTGCTGGTGTTAGAACCAGTCGTGGAGATATACATAAGGAAGACGAAATGCAACCTCTGTGTGGTTTCTTCCATGACTGTCTGGACTACATTCGTTGTGACCTCGCTCTCCAAGTTGAGGAACTTCGCATCTCTTTGTCATGGGCGAATTATGCACCACCTGGATCAGGTGCTGGTCATCCTCTTCATCGGCATAATTATTCTTATCTCTCTGGCGTATACTACTTCACCGAGGGAAGTGATACTGTCTTTCAAGACCCTGTTGATATCCGTAATCTTGATACCTTGGAGATCACTAGGGATTGGTTCGACGGACCCTATGAAAGATTTAAGGCAGAACCTGGTAAACTTCTTGTCTTCCCTGGATGGTTGAGACATTACAGTAACCCTCACGCTGGTGAGAACTCACGTTACACTATGTCGTTCAACTCATTACCCCATGGACCAGTCAATGCTGGACCTCAGGGTGTACCTATGGCGAACATTAATGTATTATGAAACCTTTGAAGACACCACTCCGATACCCTGGTGGTAAATCGAGAGCAGCAGCACAACTCTACAAGTGGTTCCCTATTGACGCTAAGGAATATAGAGAACCTTTCCTAGGTGGTGCCTCTATGGCACTGTATTACTCCCAGTTACATCCTGATTCTCCTGTGTGGGTTAATGACAAATACTTTTACCTCTATAATTTCTGGGTCCACTTACAAGAAGACGCTGACTTACTGTCTGATGTCTGCTATGCAATCAAGCAGGAGCATAGCACCGTTGACCTTGCTAAGGAGTTGTTCATCCGAAGTAAAGAAGAGATATCCGACGCCGATCCTTTTCGCCAAGCTGTTCTATTTTGGGTTCTTAATAAGTGTTCTTACTCTGGGTTGACTGAGAACTCTTCGTTCTCTCAGTCTGCATCTAAACAGAACTTCACATTGCGTGGTGCAGCAAACCTCAGGAAGTATGGTGATATCATATCTCACTGGCGTATAACGAACCTTGATTATGCTGAACTCATGGACGGTGGATCTGAAATCTTAACATTTCTTGACCCACCTTATAAAATTGGATCCTATCTCTACGGGACCAATGCCGAAATGCATAAGGATTTTGATCACGATAGGTTCGGAGCGGACTGTAAGCAGTGCCAAAACAGATGGATGGTGACCTATAATGTAGATGAACAGATCGAAGAGATGTTCAAAGACTATCATCAAAGATACTTTGACATTACCTACGGTATGAAACATCGTGAGAACAACAGGAAGACTGAACTTCTCATTACAAACTACGATACAACTCCTACATCATTAGATAAGTTTTTCTCATGAGCGATTACGAATTCCAACTCAAAGATTACCTCAACGGTATCAACTTGAAGCAAGGCAACGTTCATGAAGACGAACGTGCTATGAGAAAGTATCCTTCCTTCGTCGTAAATAAGTGCCTCGCTGGTTTTATTGACTGCATCATGCATGTCAATGAGATGAATCGTTATCACCAACTCGACAACGATCTGCAATATAACTATTACCTATATAGTATTAGGAAATCCAAACGCTTCGCGCCTTGGGATAAATTTCAGACAGATAATGATCTAGAACTTGTAAAACAGTTCTACGGATACAGCACCGACAAGGCGAGAGATGCCCTGAAACTGCTCAACAAGGATCAGTTAGAAGTCATCAGATCTAAATTAAACGTTGGAGGAAGAAAATGAGTGACGAGATCAGATGGTCTCAGGATATGATGTTAGAAGTGGCATTGAAGGAACCAGATGACTTCCTAAAAGTGCGCGAAACTCTAACCCGCATCGGTGTTGCATCTCGCAAAGATCGTAAGCTGTATCAATCCTGCCATATCCTTCACAAGAAGGGCAAGTATTACATCGTTCATTTTAAGGAGTTGTTTGCACTCGATGGCAAACCTGCTAACATTACTAAGAACGACATCGAAAGACGCAATCGTATTGCTAAACTCCTGTTTGACTGGGGTCTAGTAGATTTTGAGGCAGAAGGTCTGGTGGACATTGCACCACTGAACCAGATTAAAGTTCTCTCTTACAAAGATAAGTCCGAATGGACACTTGAATCTAAGTACAACATCGGTAAAAAGAAAGTAGTATCAGAGTCGTAGTTTATGTATGAGGATATGGACTGCTATGATAAGGCGATCCAACTTTTTGGAAGAAGAGTTGGCATGATCTGTGCCATGGAAATGGGAAAGAAACTAAGTGCCGAGACCGCCTACGCTAACATTAAGATGGAGTTGAAAGAACTCAAAAAAGTCCGTAAAAAATGGAACAAAGAACACTCTGATGATTGCTAAATGAAATTTCTTGGACTGAGAGTCGAAGACCACGACTCCAACATTTGTTATACTGATGGTAAGAAAGTCAAGTACCTCTCTACGGAGAGGTATTTTGGTGTCAAGCACCATGGACTGAACAATACATGGCAGTGGGAAGACATCCTAAATGATTGGGGTGTTCACACTGCTGAACTGGATGCTATCTGTATTGTCAGTGATCAAATAACCTTTGAAGAGGGTGAATTATACCGTGAAATTGACCTCGGTGTGACATGTCGTGCCTTCGCTATTGATCACCACTGGGCACACGTTCTGTCTCAATGGCCTGCTGGTCCTATTCCCTATCTAAACTATGTGTTTGATGGGTATGGTAGCAATGAAAGGTCCCATTCTCTGTTCCTAGGTAACAAATTAGAGATTGCACATACCCTTGACAAGAATGGTTCCATCGGTATTGAGATGGCAAAGGTAGGTGCTACCCTTGGACTCAAAGATGTGACCCCAGATGGTCTAGATTTGGCAGGAAAAGTGATGGGTCTAGCAGCATATGGACTGGTTGACCAGGACTATATTAAATTCCTACGTCAGTTCCCTATCAGTCAGATCAAACACATCTGGAACTACGATCAGTGGACCCGAAAGTGGGACGGAGAGTTCGATATTAACTGGTTACGCACGGTGCATGAGTTCACGGCCGAACTTTTAGCAGAGTACCTCGGACCCAGTGAGGAACTTGTTGGGTTTACTGGTGGTGTGGCACAGAATTCCATGTTTAATGGTGCAATAGCACGTACTGGTACATCCCTTAACACCATCCCACATGCCAACGATTGTGGTCTCTCACTTGGTGCTGTTGAGTTCCTTCGTCAACACTTCCATGAGGAAGAATTTGACTCCACAGGGTTCCCATTCTGGCAATCTGACGAGGGTACAGAGGAAGTTAATGATGACACCATTACCTTGGCAGCAGAAGAACTAGCAGCAGGTAATATCATTGCATGGTATCAGGGTCATGGAGAGATTGGACCCCGTGCATTGGGTCATAGGAGCATTTTGTGCAATCCTAGACTCAAAAACATGAAGGATGTATTGAACTCTAAGGTCAAGCATCGTGAGTCCTTCCGACCATTCGGTGCAGCAGTGCTGAGAGGTGATGCACACAAGTATTTTGATGTACATCCTGATGCAGCAGTGCCCTGGATGAATGTCAACGTAGAGTGTATAGATCCTGGACTAGAATCTGTTACTCACATCGATAAATCTACCAGAATACAGACAGTAGAGGGTGATGATTGCTTTGCAAGACTCATGAGGAAGTACAAAGAACTCACAGGTGACAGTGTACTGCTCAATACTTCACTGAATATAGGTGGAAGTCCTATTGCTGGTAAGAAATGGGAAGCAAAGGAACTCTTCTCTAAAAAGGGTGTTGATTTCCTCTTCATCGGTAATGATGTGCTACATAAATAGTGGTGCCTTACCCCTCTATTCATGGCTGATACCAAGCCCAAAGTAGAGAAGGAAGACCAAGATGAAGATAAAAGTGAAGTCCTTGGTAATCTAGTGAAAGTCGTTGTACTTATTTGGTCTGCGTCCCTTCTCACATTTTCCTACGTCCGACTGCCTAACGGTCAGAAGATTTTAGATTTTGATCCCACGTTCATCGCCTCGGTCTTTTCTGGATCGCTAGCTGCGTTCGGATTGAGTCCTGCCAAGAACGGCAGTGCTCCTAAAAAGGCACCATCCATCGGTAAAAAGGAGGAAGACAATGCAAAAAGTAATTAATGCACTCGCAGTGCTATCGTTCCTAGGAACCGCATCCATTGTAGGAGCAGGTGCCTATGTGTACATCCAAAAAGATGCTCTGATTGAGTCTGCCAAAGAGGCAGCAACAGCAGCAGCAACCGAAGCAGTCGTAGGTGCTCTGCCTGGTCTGGTCGGTGGTCTCATGCCAGAGGTTCCTGAACTTCCTGGTGCCACTGGTGGCGTACTTCCTGGTGCAACTGGTGCTCCTGCAACTGGTGGAGGCATCGGACTTCCTTTCTGAGTTAGATTATGGAAATTCCTGAGATCGGCACCAACACTGTTGGTATCCGAGATATTAAAATCCTTGAAATACCCACATGGAACTTCAATGAACCCTCAGCAAGAGGGTACATTGTTGCGCCTGTTGTTGTCGATATCGGGACACCCATTGTCAACATGCCTGGTTGTGTAGAAGCACACACCACTAACAATAAAAAGAATAAAAATGCCATCGGTGACGACCCTAAGGGCACCGTGACATACTGTGATGCAGGGATGCCAAACTTCAATCCCATGCAGTTTGAACCTGAGCAGATATTAATGACACCTGCTCCCAATGTAGACACAAGAACAAAAGAAAAACCTCGGACAGAGACACCACAGACAGAGGTGCCTGGGACTCCACCTCAGGTTGTAAAAATACAGTGTCCTACAAACAAACAACTGGCAGAAGAACCCGTTGGATTCATCTTTGACAGTGGTCGTAAGAGAGTTACTGGTTACAGACTAGAAGGTAAGCAGTGTGTACGACTGGTAGAAGATGTAAGACTAACTGAACAGGTGGTAAATGCTATACCACCCATAGGAACAGTAACAACTACTGCGAGTATTGCTGTCGTTGCGACGACTTCTGCACTGCTCGCAAAACCCTTTGCCGATCTGCTTCTGAAAGTTGTGAAGCCGACTGTGAAGAAGGTAATGAAGAAGATTGCGACTCTTCGTGGGAAGAAGGTACGACCTCTAAGCGTACGGGAGCGTCGCTCTGAGCAGAGGGATCGGAATCAAGCGATTGCTGCGTTGAGGAAGGTCTTGAAACCGAAGGGGAAATAGAGTGACGGTGATCCTTAACATGGGTCACGTTCATCACCATGACATCAGCACATATCTTTGCATACTGTGTACCAGGTGCAAACATAATTCCAGCCTTCATCAATTCGCCACAATTTTTGAGTCTCGCGATCTCAAAATCTAATCTTTTATTAGCAGTCAACTGAGTCATCATGTCGATGTTCGCTTGTGCTGCTTCCTTACATTGGTCCTGTAATTTCTTATCTAATGGTGTGGACCATGTGATAGAGAATCCTGCACCGAGACTATAATTATCTTTCTGTCCCGTTCTTGTTCTCTTGTGGAAGAGAATGGAGCCTGGATTGTCTATCAAACCATCTTCGTTTATGTCACTGACATCATATACAGGATCATCATAGTAACCTTCAAAAGGTTTAGAAGCAGATGCAGTTCCTGTTAGATACGGTGTGAAATTTCTAGTGGGACCTTGACATTGAATACCATTACCATAGGTGTTAGTAATGTACGGTCCTTGTAATACCTGGATCGCCTGATTTGTAACGCTACCTGAGGAATTAGCAACAGGAGAAGCAGTAGCGGAGACGCCGCCAATAGTTTCTGCCAAAGATTGAGATGGGAATACACATGTAAGACCTATTGCGAGAAGATACTTGTAGTGTCTGTTACGCTGGTGACCTCTGTCACTCTTTGGATAATCGTATGATTTTGTAAACCAGGACCTGAGTAAGTTTCTGTGAACTGAAATGCGTCCCCTGGTACTGTTTGTGTGAACTGTGGTTTGCTTGTTGCTCCCGTCCATTGCGAAGTCACTCCATTAATAGTTACATTGGTGGAACCTGTGCCAGGTGACAAGTTCCCATTAGCGGTTACGCCTGAACCAGTCGCTGAATACTGATATCCAGTCGAATAGTCCATTGAATTTATGGTCTCGGTTATGGTCTGAGTTGTCTCTGTGTGGCTCGACATACTTCCCTGTGTGAAGTTCGGGACCACGGGGACCGCCTGGGCAGGAGCAAGTATGGCACTTGCACCCACCACAGTTAGAACAGACCAATGAATCAAAGTTTTCATTGGACCCTCCGTCAGTCAATTACAGTAATTTCCGAAACGAATTGTCCGATTGCACTGCTACCCGCTCCACCAGCCGTCACCGTGAGGTTACCCGCACTAGTGACTGTTCCAGCAAGCGATCCTGCTGTTCCCGCTGTATAACTTGTAACTGAACCGAAGTTCGGAACAGCACCAGTAGTAGGAGCAGAGGTAGGGATTGCATCAGCTTGGTTATAAGATTGACTGAAACTAAATGCAGAACCAGCAGTATCCTGCGTGGCACTAATAGTTCCTGGACTATATACACCCGAAGTAATAGTTCCAGCGGAAACTACTCCCGCAGTATTCCCATCGGTTGTATCTATATTTGATCCTGAGATACTGAACGACGACCCAATTCGAGACGACGTGCTCCTTGCAGCATCCACGGTCAACTGCACACTAGCAGCGTGCTTAGTAACAAGTCCGCCTGCATTTGCAGCAGTGGCGGTCATCAAAATCATTGCGACTGGGATGAGATTTTTCATCGCGTCATACATAGGGACCTACCTCCTATTTATCAAATTCAAACGTTGTACGGTAAACCTCATGACCTTTCTTGATAAATAATTTTGGTTGCCTTCGGGGACCACACAATACAATCTCGCTTACTAGGAGAAGTTAAATGACTGGACTGAAAAAGTTCACGGCAAAAGATCTTAATGCCGTGGTAGATGCTGTTGAAAAATACAGTGTGGGACTAGATGATATCGTTTATAGACTACATTCATATGGAATGGGGTCAGTCAATGAAGCATACCCACCATACAATTTGGTAAAGGAATCAAATATCAAGTGGAGGATCGAACTAGCACTTGCTGGGTGGTCAAAGGATGAAGTTGAAGTCACAACAGAGAGTAATGTCCTTCTGATCAGGTCCAAGACAGCAAAGAACAAAGGAGAGGACGAGTTCCTGCATAGGGGTATCTCCACACGTACCTTCGCTAGGGGGTTCAACCTTTCAGACGATGTGGAAATCGGCAACGTCACGTTTACAAACGGACTATTGGTGGTAGAATTGCAGAAGATCATTCCTGACCACCAGAAGTTAAAAATCTATGATATCAAGGACACTAGCGATCCTGTCACACCCAGTGACTCTGATTAATGGTCTGTTTGTAGGGTTCTTATTGATCGTGGGCGTGCTACATAACCACGCTCACTACACTATGGAAGTTGATGCTGACTCTTATGTCAGGAACTGGTGTAAAAAGAACACTGAAAAGTGTGCCAGGTTCATTGACAACGACTACTAGTATCATATATACTGGTGTTGAGCGTCTTATAACTCAGATGAACGTAACGATTAAAGCACCAGACGGAACCGAAACAAGTTTTGAATGTGACGAGGATACATACATTCTTGATGCAGCAGAAGAAGCAGGAGTAGATATGCCATACTCATGCCGTGCAGGTGCTTGTAGCACATGTGCAGGTAAGATTGAATCAGGCACAGTAAATCAGGAAGAACAATCTTTCCTGGATGATGATCAGATTGAATCAGGATTTCTTCTCACATGTGTATCGTATCCAACCTCCGATGTGGTGATTCTTAGCGAACAGGAAGAGTCACTTTATTGATCACCTATATAGTGGTGACATCCGAAGAGACCACCCGCCTGGGGGTCTCTTTTTATATGGAGGTAAAATGAACATGTATGTCAATCTGTGTCCCGCGTACACAGAGAAAAGTGAATCGCTGACTGTGGATGTTCCAACTGATGAGATGGATCAATTCATGCAGTATGTTCACATCCTTGCTGAGGAAAAGAACATATCAGCTAGACGCGCCTTTACCGATATGGTAAAGTATACCTATGAAAACCTAATGCAAAAAGACTATGAGCGTAAGAATCGTAAGAATGGCAAACGGCGAGGACGTAATCGCTGATGTCTACGAGATGCGCGATGGTAAAGAGGCACCACCTCTTGCATATAAGTTAGAGAAACCATACACTATCGTGATTCAGCAGCAACATAACCTGTTTGAAGAACCTGCGTATGGTGATGAACCTAAGACACTGGATCAGATGGACATCGAGTTCACTGCTTTCGTTCCATTTTCTAAGTCATCGCACATTTATCTGCCACTACCTAGTGTGGCATTCATATACAATCCAATCGACCAAGTGGTCGAAAAGTACAACGAACTAACTGCCGAACATGCTGAAATTGATGTTGTTGAGGAACGACCCGAGTCTGTACCTCATGGGGACAATGACGGAACTGGACGAGGAACCGTCGATTCTGATTGAGAATTGCTTCCGAGTCCATGAGGACCAGACTATTACACCCTTCCCACTCCACACAGATCAAAGAGATCTGTTCTTGACTTCTGACCTGATCTTCTCTATACTAGATCCGTCCCCCTCACTGGCGGATAAGTACAAGAAGATGGTTAGTTGATGAAGTTTTACACGGACGTACTCTTGCTCGGTGACGATATCCTCTACCGAGGGTATGAGCACGGAGAACCTGTTTCATACAGGGAGAAGATTCGTCCTACCTTGTTTTTCGTACCAAAGAACCAGCAGAAGGAGTCCAAGTTCAGGACTCTGGATGGTCGCTATGCTCACCCCAAGCGTTTCGACGGCGCTAGGGAGGCACGTAATGCCATAGAGCAATACGCAGGTGTAGATGGTATGGAAGTGCATGGGTATGACAGGTTCGTGTACCAATTCATCGCTGACAAGTTCCCTGATGAGGTCAGGTTTGACATGGATCAAATGTCGATCTATACGATTGACATTGAGGTTGGATGCGACAACGGTTTTCCCTCTGTGGAAGCATGTCAAGAGGAGATGCTTTGCATCACCGTCAAGAACCTGATCACCAAGGAGGTGATAACTTGGGGCACCAGGGAATTTGTACCGAAGGGCACAGAGTATCGTGTGTTCTGGAAGGAAGTGGAGATGTTAGAGGACTTCCATCTATGGTGGACCAACAATACTCCCGACATCATCACTGGTTGGAACTGCAACCTGTATGATATTCCTTACATATGCCGTCGTCTTCAACGGGTACTAGGAGAGAAGTGGAAAAAGTCCCTCTCTCCTTGGAACCGTGTGATTGAAAGAGAGGTAGAGATTCGTGGTCGTAAACAGATCCAGTATGACATCTCTGGTGTCGCTATCCTGGACTACCTGGACTTGTATCGCAAGTTCACATACTCCGCACAAGAATCCTACCGTCTTGATCACATTGCAAATGTCGAACTGGGTCAGAAAAAGATTGACCACAGTGAGTACGAGAACTTCAAGGAGTTCTATACAAAAGATTGGCAGAAGTTTGTAGAGTACAACATCGTTGACGTTGAACTTGTTGACCGTCTGGAAGACAAGATGAAACTGATTGAGTTGGCACTCACCCTTGCCTATGACGCCAAGGTCAACCTCGGTGATGTATATTCTCAGGTCAGGATGTGGGACACCCTCATCTACAACGACCTGAAACAACGTAACATCGTGGTGCCACCAGTGCATCGTAGTGACAAGAGTGAACAATATGCTGGTGCCTACGTGAAGGACCCTGAACCAGGCGGATACGACTGGGTGGTGTCCTTTGACCTTAACTCCCTGTATCCCCACCTGATCATGCAGTACAACATCTCACCAGAGACCCTGGTTGAGAGGCGTCACCCCACAGTGACTGTTGAAAAACTGCTAGCACAAGAGGTGGAGATCGACGGGGAGTATGCTGTGTGTGCTAACGGTGCTCAGTATCGTAAAGACATACATGGTTTCCTACCTGAAATGATGCAGCGTATCTATGACGACCGTAAGATCTATAAGGGAAAGATGCTTGCTGCTAAGCAGGAGTATGAAACCTCCCCGTCCCTGGATGTACAAAAAGATATTGCAAGATTCAACAACATCCAAATGGCAAGAAAGATCCAACTCAACTCTGCCTATGG